GCCGCCAGAGTTATCAGTTGAACCATCGCCCGTAGATTTTGCCCAACCGCCAACATGGTCCGCAAGAAGGGTTAATGTTCCACTATTGAGAACAGACTTGGTCCAGTCATCAGTGTCATCAATATCAACACCAGTGAAGTCATCATATTTGAAGACATAGTCGGGATTGATCTGAATTGGAAGATTGCGAAACCACGACCCCAAAGCACTCGCATCGCTACCAGTGCCACTGTACATGACGGGGCCAGAAAAACGTGAAGTACCCATAACAATACCTTCCTTACAAAGGATTCGCCCTAGAGTCTTGTAAGCGTCTGCTGGGCCAGTCGCTAGGGCTATAAAATCCCAGAGGATAAAGAGGGGGAAGGATACCCCTCCCCCTCAATATTTTACGCGCCAGGAGATCCAAATACGCAACGTGGATCCGACCACCCGTAGCTGTACCGCTCACGGGCTTTAAACCTCACATTACCGGTATCGAAATCACCTTCCATCTTAGTGGACATCGGCATCCGCTCGAAGTGGATAAATCCTCTTGGAGCATCGGTCTTAACAAACCATGCGTCAGTATCCGTAAGATAGTGGTTAACGACATAACCCTGCGGGAGCATTCCCATGTTCCGCGTAGCGTTAATGTCATTATCCGCCGTACCTGGACGAAGAGTGGATTCAAGAAGACGATCCGCTACAAACTGTAGAGCGGGAGGAACAATCATCTTTTCACCACGCACCGAAACTTTAAGTCCGCGCTCATCGACAAAAGCCGCGATGTCAATAAGAGCATTCTCAAGACTCGTTTCGTTCAAGTCAGCCGCCGTGCTGGGCTCGTTGCGAAGATCGTTATTATTCACAAGAGGGTGATCCGTAGCACAAAGCTCTTTAGCATCGCCGCCGGTAAACGAACTATCAAAAGCATTATTCAAGGTAGCTGCACCTTTCACCTGTTTGGTGTTGGCCATGCTACGAGCCAATGCTTTCGTGTAGCGGGACGCTAGTCGGTCATAGAGATTATCCTCGATCGCCTCTTCCGTAATGGAGAAAGCAAGCGCGATAGTCTCATGCGTATACCTTGCAGTATACGCTTCCTGCGCATCATCAAATGAAATTGCTGAACCTTCCGATTTAACGGGCGCTGCCCCAAAACCGGAAAGCATCACCTCTTCCTCAAATGCGCGTTCTGAGGATTCAGTATCATAGATTTCAGCAGCTTCGTCATCGTACCTAGCGTACTCAAGTCCAAATAAGGCATTGAGGCCAGGCTCTAGCTCTTTAGCTAGTTGAGCTCTACTAATAGCCATCTCTCAAGCCCTCCTATACGCCAGTGGTTGAAGGAGTACCAGCCGCAATAGCACCATTGTTGCTATTGAAGTGGTTATTCAACCGAACAATTGCCCCGATACCAGCCGCTGTGAAATCAGCATTCTCTGGATCATCAAGCCAACCCACAATCCGCATTTGCAGAGCAGCCGTGGTTGCAATCGTGCTGATCGCGAGGCGACCTAACGAAACACCAGTGGCGTCTGTTCCTGTGATAGCGGTGGAGAAGTTAGCGTTCGCAAAGACCGCGGCACGCGCCGTAGCTTTGCTCGTCCACGAAGCATCCGTTGCAATAACATAAAGCTGCATCGGATCATCGTTAACAAACGCTTTTACCGGGTGGTTGGAGTCTGCCCCGGAACCGGGCCAGTAGTTCTTCCAGACAGTTTTCCCAGTGGTAGAATCCACATACTCACACCCCTGAAACACGCCCAGCATACCAACTGTTCCACCAGCCGCGGCGCCCGGAGGGCCAATATAGCCAGTGGAAAGAGGAATCACAGGTTCGCCGTGATACAGCTTATCTGTGAGGCCGTTCGCAATTTCATACGCAGAGTATTGGGTCATACCAGTGGAATTAGAAGCCCCGCCCTGTTTGCTCAGGGGGCGAAGCCCAAAACTTCCATTGCTATTTGCCATCTACATTGCTCCTAGTCCTCTTCTTCTTGAGGACCACCAAAAGTTACACGAGATTGCCGATCAGGTTTACTAATCGGCATTGCTGGATGTTGCTCACGAGCTAAATCGTTATCAACAGCCGTCATCTGATTGCGAGTCATGCCCTGAAAATATTCTTTGCGTTCCTCGACAATCTCCTCCGGAATCTTGGCAAGCAATAATCCTCCTACACCAATAACGCCGGCATGTTTGCCGTCTTCGATGGTCGGGATCTCAAAGTCTGGGTAATCTTCACCGCGTACCAGTTCCCAACCTTCACGGCTGCGAGCTGCTACATTCTTGCGATCGTCAAAACCCATAACTTCTGCCCGTATCCACCTATGTCGATAACCTTCAGGTGCAGGCGGTGCGTCCAACATGGACGGGGGCTTCCAAGGTTCTCTGCGCGCTTGTTTTGCGCGTGTGCTGTTTTTCCTAGGCGTTCTCGTAGACTTTTGGAGAGCTGTGTTCTCTGTAACCATGATCAATCCCTCACATATTTTGCGTATTCTTCAAGCGGCACATTGAGCCTCTTTGCAATCGCAACCTGAGAGGGCGTTAATCGCACAGTTTTTCGTCCACTTCTGTTGCGGGATGCGGAAGCTTCGGCTGACGCGACCTTCTTGCTTCCCCCGTTTGACGAAGATTTCTTGCCGAGTTTATGAGGAAACTCAGCAATCATTCTTTTGTCAAGTTCAGCATAGTACTCATCGGATTGGGGATCAAACCCCTCATCCTCTATTAACCGCCTATGAACCCCAAAGGCGGCATATGTCATAACTTCATCCTGCCCAAACCAGTCGTGCTGTGCTGCCCAGGCTTCTGCTTTCGGATCAGCCTTGGCCGGCGGTTGCTGTGGTTGGGGAGAGGGCGTGGGAGGTGCTTGTTGAGAAGCCTGGGCTTCTGCTGTTCTTTTCTGTGCGGAAGCTAGCCTTCCCTTTTCAACCGATAATGCTGCCAGCGCTTCTTGCGCTTCAACAATCTTGTCTATATCGCCATTCTCATGAGCTTCTTTGAGAAGACGCTTGGCTGAATCAAGCTGGCTTTTTACACGATTATCAAACTGTTCTTGATATCCTTTATCCAGGGATTCAAGCCTACCTTTTAACGCATCGTTTTCCTGCTTGACATTCTCGGCAAACTCAACCGCCGTCTGTTTTTGGCGTTCTTCTTCCCTAAATCTCTTTGTTAACTTGTCAATGCGGGATTTAACACCAGCACTGTACTCTTCAAGTTCCTCTTCGTTTTCTTCTTGAGGAGCTTCTTCTGTCTCTTTAGATGCCTCTAACGAGGCATCTTCTTGCGAAATATCTACATCAACAGGAGATTCCTCAGAATCCCCTACTTCAATTGGTTTTTCTTGCGGCATGTCATCTTTCCTGGTTCCTCCTTCTTCTTTCTAGACATGTTTAATATCGTCAGGTTCTTTAATCGTTGAGATAACTTCATCATCATTGATTATACGGACTTCTCCTCCATCAATCCTGAAACGAGCGCCCGCGTATCTACCGATACAGATCCACTGACCTTCTTTGCACCATGGCGAGCAGTCTGGTCCAAACTTACTTTCATCCTGATACGCCAATGGTCCAATTTTGAGAACATAAGCAACAACAGTTGCCAATGTTTCACGATCTCTGGTTTGGTCTGGAATATAAATGCCACCGTCTGTCGTAGCCTTGCCGGCATATGGCATTACAAGAATGCGCCATCCAGTTGGCTGCGGAAGGCGCTCGCTTAAAGATAACTCAAGCAAGGAGGGATCCAAGACCTTATCTTCCTGGCTTATATATGCAGAGGCCACGGCTTCTTTTTTATCTTTTTGTTTCTTAGCCACATGATCTGGCACATATAATGTTTTTGTCATTCGTCCTCCGTTTTCTGCAACTGGTCCTTTATTTCACGTTCCGAAAACTCCAGTCCCTGGAGCTCTCCGACCAGTTGTTTATACGATTCCATATTTTTCGGCCCACCTTGAAGAATAGCTTCTTGCGTAAGAGATATTCTTTCTTGAATAGCTTTCAATAATGAATACGCGAAAGTTGTTGGGTCCGCCATACTTTAATAAGAACCGCTGAATGTTTTTCCGCGAACCGCGCCGCCTTTGGAATACTTAATCGGGCCACGCTTGGTGTAAGTCGCACCACCGTTCATGTAGCCGAGTTCGTCCACGACAACGCCGCCCATGTTTTTTCCCGTAGCCTTTCTAACCTCCGCACTCTCTTTAAAATAACCCTCCAGATCTACAGCCTTACCTGGAACGACAACCCAATACGTTCCACCCGTAGTGTAATCTGTCATTTCCTGAGTAACCGCGGTGGCTCCAGTTGCATCATCAAACGTGTCAGCATGCTCTTGAGCGGCTTCTTTAGTTGGATATCTCACTGCCGCGTCAACGACACCCCCCTCCTCATAAGGAAGCCTTGTCACTTCGCCAGTCTCTGGATCAATAACTTTGGGCATCAGATTAATTCCTTTTCATTTCGAGGTTCCATTAAAACGATCGCGCAGGCCGTTAGTGAAGTTCCATAGCGAAGTCACATTCTTTTCTACCTGCTCCATCTTTGCTTCCAGCTTGACTACACTAACGTAAGTCTGCTTTTTTTCCAGTTCCTCCAGATCCTTTTGAATCTCTTTGACCTGGGACTGCAAGCGCACGGCCACAACCAACGCGCCCACCGCGAAGATCACTAACGGAAGTACGGTCTTTAAAAGATCCAAGCCCACTCATTCACATCTCTTTGCTGGATGCCGCGAGAAGCAGCATCAAAACACTCGGGTCTTCTTAGCGATACCGCCATCGTTGCGATTGATGAACTCACCCACATCAAATTGGGAAATAGTTCTTCCGCTTTCATCAAAATAACGCGCCATATTGTTCTTGAGATCATCAAACCCTGCTTGAGTTATATCCACATCGGGA